CGACTCCAACGGTCGTTGGTCTGTTGAGAAGTTCAAGGGTCTGATCTTCCAGATCGAGCGCGATGCTAACGCGATTGCACAAAGAACTCGTAGAGGAAAGGGTAACATCATCCTTTGCTCCGCTGATGTTGCTTCTGCACTCACCATGGCTGGCGTTCTGGATTACACCCCAGCACTCAACGCTAACCTGACTGTCGATGACACCGGCAACACCTTCGCTGGTACTCTGAACGGTAAGTACAGAGTCTACATCGACCCATATGCTGCAAACCTGGCAGGTGGTAACACCGCAACTGCTTCCGGCAACCAGTACTATGTCGTCGGCTACAAGGGTACTTCACCTTACGACGCTGGTCTGTTCTATTGCCCATATGTACCTCTGCAGATGGTACGCGCAGTTGGAGAGGACACCTTCCAACCCAAGATTGGCTTCAAGACCCGTTATGGTCTGGTTGCTAACCCATTCGCTGAGGGAACAACTCAAGGCAGTGGCAGACTTCTGGTTAACCAGAACCGCTACTACAGAAGAGTTGCAGTTAAGAACCTCATGTGATATAATTTCTTTCCGTGTGAAGGAAGTGCAGGAGGGGTCTTCGGGCCCCTCTTTTTTTATCTAAATAAAATATACTCACAATGGATTAATGACTAGAAGTCCATATACAAGACAGATTCAGAATAGAAATTATCTTTCTGCTGTTGGGTTTAAGTTTACAATTTCTAGAGCTCCAAAGATTTCTTTCTTTGGAAACTCTATTAATATCCCAGCAGTTTCGATGGGAAATGCGACTCAACCCACTTATTTGAAAGATCTTCCAATTCCTGGAGATAAAATGGAATTTGAAGACCTTAATGTGAGATTTTTGGTTGATGAGAATTTAGAAAATTATATGGAGATCCAAAATTGGATGAGAGGTCTTGGTTTTCCAGAAAGCCTTCAAGAAATTTACGATCTTCAGGATCAGAAAAATTTAGAGTATGCTCAGCGAACTGAGATGATGAACATATATTCTGACGGTGTTCTTCAAGTCTTAGATAGCACTCAGAATCCACAGTTCCAAGTTAGATTTAAAGATTTATTTCCAACTTCTCTTTCAAGCTTGACATTTGATGCCACCGACACTAATGTTGAGTACTTTACAGCAGAGGTAACTTTCAAGTATACTATCTACAATGTCCTTGACATGAAAGACAAAAAATTATGAATTTTAATCTTGAATCCATTCAAGAGATGTGGGAAAAAGATTCAAAAATTGATCCAGACAATTTACACGAAGAATCTATAAAGATCCCATCTCTTCATGCAAAATATCATGAACTTTATAATACAATCACTCTTCTACACAAGAAAGCAGAGCAACAGAAAAGAAATATAAGACATCAAAAATATGAATACTTTTCTGGAAAAGCAGATCCAGAGGTATATTTGGAGAACCCATTCCCTAAGAAAATTAGAGATAAGGATACCATGCAAAAATACTTAGATACGGATGAAAAAGTTTCTGAAGTTTCACTCAAAGTTGAATATTACATTGTAATGTTGAACTATATTGAAAGCATTCTGAAGCAATTGGCTAACAGAACTTACCAAATCAAGAATGCAATTGAGTGGCATCGTTTCCAAGCAGGATTTGGATAATGGAAGATTATTCTTTAGAGGGAAATAACGAAGAAGATATTCCCTACATTCAAATGGAATTAGACATTCGAGATGTCTATCAAGTATATCAATCACTATCTTTTCACTTGGAAAGATGGCCTGGAAATGAGTCAGATCCATATGAACAAGAAAGAATAAAACAGATGAGAGACTTCTTTTATCGAATGGTTTTAGAGTTCAAATTCAGTGTTGACAGTAGCGGAGAGCGTGAATAAATACTGATAAAGTATGAAGTTTAATGATTAGTTCATCTGATCTTGTCATAAAAAAGTCGAACGAAGTTTTTCTGAAAATTGATACTCAACCACATATCGAGTACGAGTTAAGAGATCACTTCACATTTGAAGTTCCAAATATGAAATTCATGCCCCAGTATCGGGGTAGACATTGGGACGGAAAAATACACTTGTTTGATATTCGATCGAAGCAGATATATGTTGGATTATTAGACAAGATTGTAAGTTTTTGTAAGAATTACGGATATACCTACGAGTTTGAAGATAATAAGTTTTACGGCCTGCCATTTGAAGTAAATGAAATGGTCTCTGAGGAAGGTGTCAGAGACTACATGAACTCCATTTGTAGGTATGAACCTAGGAAGTACCAAGTAGAGGGCGTCTATGACGCTCTGAGGTGCAATAGGAGACTCTTACTGTCTCCTACAGCATCTGGAAAATCTTTAATGATATATTCTTTGGTGCGTTACTACGCAGAGAGAAACCATAACATCATTCTAATTGTTCCGACTACATCTCTTGTAGAACAGATGTACAAAGACTTTGAAGATTATGGATGGGATGTAGAGAATCAATGCCACAAAATATATTCTGGAAAAGATAAGCACACAAATAAATGCGTGACTATAACAACATGGCAATCAGTTCATAAGTTAGATAGAAGTTTCTTTGAAAACTATGGTGTTGTAATTGGAGATGAGGCTCACCAATTCAAGAGCAAGTCTTTGATTTCGATCATGACTAAACTTCATCATGCCAAACATAGATTCGGATTTACAGGAACACTAGACGGAACTCAGACTCATAAATGGGTTCTTGAGGGACTCTTTGGTCCAACTTACAAGGTTACAAGAACCAAAGAACTGATGGAGAAAGGACACCTTTCCAAACTGGATATCATGTGTTTGGTTCTGAAGCACAAACCACAAAAGTTTGAAACATATGAAGATGAAATACAATATCTGATTACAAACGAGAAGAGAAATAAATTTATTACCAATCTTGCATTAGATCTCAAAGGAAATACTTTGATTCTTTATAGTAGGGTGGAAAGCCATGGTAAACCATTATTTGATAAAATAAATAGTTTGACAGGTGATGACAGAAAAGTCTTCTTTGTTCATGGCGGAGTAAATGCTGACGAGCGTGAACTAGTAAGAGAAATCACTGAAAAAGAAAATAATGCAATCATTGTAGCATCATACGGGACATTTAGTACTGGTATTAATATCAAAAACCTTCACAATGTAATATTTGGATCACCATCTAAATCTAGAATCAGAAATCTGCAAAGCATAGGTAGAGTTCTTAGAAAATCTGCACAGAAGAACAAAGCTAATCTTTATGATATTTCTGATGATTGCACATATAATTCAAGAAAAAATTATACACTAAATCATCTTATAGAAAGAATTAAAGTCTATAACGAAGAACAGTTTAATTATGAAGTAATCACTATCAAAGTATAAACTTATGGAAGAAGATTTCTATGCAACAATAAAATTTAATTCTGGAGAAGAAGTTTTCTCAAGAGTGTGTCCTTGTATTGAAGAGGACAGAACACTACTCTTATTGTCTCTTCCTGTAACTGTAGAAGAAGTTGTAGTTAGAAATAATGTTTACGGATATAAATTAGAACCATGGCTTAAGACATCAACTGAAGATATGTTGGTGGTTGATATGAAGAATGTCTTAACGATGACTGAAAACAACGATGTTCAGATCATCTCAATCTATGAAAAATTCTTAAACGAATTCTCTGGAAAGAAAACAAGCAAGGTCAAACCAAGTAAAGAGATGGGATATTTGTCTTCTGTTTCTGATGCCAAAAAGCTCTTAGAAAAACTCTATAACCAAAAGAGCTCTTAAGCTATCTTCTCCAAACTCCACAGAGTTATTATAGTGATAAGATCCAATGTTGTCAATACTTGATTTCTTGTGATAAAATAAACACAACAACAGAATAATCTCATGCCAAAAAGGAAAAGATCAGAACATTATGTAAACAACAAGGAATTCTTAGCTGCTATCGTTGCATATCGGGAAAGTGTTCAACTTGCTGACATTCAAGGGAAGCCAAGACCAAGGATTACGAATTACCTTGGAGAATGTTTCTTGAAGATTGCAACCCATTTATCATTCAAACCGAACTTTGTCAATTACATGTTCAAGGATGACATGATTTCTGATGGTATTGAAAATTGTGTCCAATACATCAATAATTTCAATCCAGAGAAGTCTCAGAATCCTTTTGCATACTTTACTCAAATCATCCATTACGCCTTTCTGAGACGCATTCAGAAGGAGAAGAAGCAACTGGATATTAAGAATCGTATTCTCGAAAAGACTGGATATGAAGAGGTCTTTGTGGACAACAATACAGTTGACAACTCAAATTACTCAGATTATAATTCTATTAAGGATTCTGTCTACTCCAAACTTCGGTCTCAATGAAAGTCGCTATTATAACTGATCAGCATTTTGGATGTAGAAAGAACTCTACACTGTTCCACAACTACTTCTTAGACTT